ACATCCTGCACGGTCTTTGCAGCAGTCTTGACCAGCTTGACGGCAGTGCTGATCGCCGCTAGGGCTGTGAACGGATCGATCATTTCTTCTCCCGCCACTTCAAACACCAGACCAGCAGCCGGTCAGGTGTCCATGTCCATTTGATGCACTCAAAGACAGGCGATTGCGCTGCCGGTGGTGGTGGCGGCAGCGCTTCCATCTCAGCGCCCCTTAAAGTGATCCCAGAAGGCCGCAGTGGCCGCAAACAGGCCACCGAGCCACAGCAGGGGCTTGGCCAGCTTGCTGAGTGTCTCTAGGACTCGGAAAGCCCCTTGAGCCGCCGTGAAAGCCGCCGTCACATCCTTGGTGTTTTCGGTCAGGGCATCCACCTTCACCTCGACAGCCACCAGCCTGTCGTAGATTTCTCGGTGGGTGATGTCTTCGGTCATGGCGCATCAGCCGGTAATGGCGTGTTGCCCTCTGCCAGCCACTTCAAGTACTCTTGGTAGTCGGTGTTCCCCTCAACAAAAGGAATGACAGCATTATCTAGAAGACGAACAATTTGTTCGTTGCTTATTTCGCCATTTCGTGTTTTTATTTGTTTATACATTTATAACTCCGATGATGCTGTAAATTGACATCTTAAAGATTCACCAGCGCCAGATGACACATTGTTTGTGGCTACAAAACAAGCCGTACTTGAACCTCCTCCCGTAACGGAAGAAGTTTTGTTTCCACTATCCCCAGATACTTGTCCACCAGTTGCTCCAGAAAAAACGCCATACGAAACAATTGTTGGTGCTACTCTCATCCGAACTGGATAAAAAATTTGAATGGAACAATAATTTCCAGCGGCATCTGTGTATCTACCAATTTGACCAGTTGTGGTTACTGTTCCAATAGCAGTTCCAGGCTCATAACTTGTTGTGAAATACCGCTGACAAAGCGCCAACTCCGTCCCATAAGGCCGGTAGTCAAACGATGTGGCTGTGCTGCCTTTTTCAAGCTGTACGCCTGTGATGTAGAAGGTGGCTCCGCTTGTGCCGACTACGCTGGTTGCGCCTGTGGCTGAGACATAAAATCCAGATTGCCAAGAGCCGGCAGTAGTGCTGACAGATGAGCCAGCACCAATGCTCAAATACAGAAAAATGCCACCGTTGTTATCTTTAGCCCAAGAGCCTGTAGTATCGCCAGCAATAGTTATGGTTTTATATTCCCAAGTGTTTGCAGAAGATATTGTGTAGGTGAATGCGTAACTTCTATCCCCAGCGTTATTTCCTACCGCACCACCAAATGTTCCGGTTAGGCTAGAACGAACCCAAAAAGATATGGTAACGGTTGAAGCACCAGCCGCCCCCCATCCCAAGTCAGCAACATTCAAACCTTCAATGGGAAATCCGACCATAAAGCGGTCAGTAGAACCTGCCGTGTAAGCAGAAGAAGATGTCGCGCCGACATAGTTAATAAATCCGCTTGGAGGTGTTACTGAACCAGCATTTTGTTGGACTGTAAATTTAGAAGTTTGCGTGTAGTAAATTTTGCATCTATCTACTGCATAAATAGAAGTCCCGCTTGAAGTGCTAACACTCGCCCCAGCGTTCCTCTGGTCAATCACCATCGCGCCGTTGATGATGCGGTTCTTGAAGCCGAAGCCCGTGGCAATTGCGGCAGCGGCACTTGTCCAAGTTGTCCCGTTGGATGTAAGTACATTTCCTGTAGTGCTTGGCGCAACCAATTGCACAGCGGAAGTTCCATTTCCAAGAACCACATTGTTGGCTGTTAATGTTGCTGCGCCAGTGCCGCCTTTTGAAACCTTTAAAACTGGCCCTGTATCAAACAGCGCATCAATGGTGTCCAAGTCAGCATTGACCTTTGTCCCCCAGGTGTCTGTCGATGCGCCTACCTCTGGCTTCGTCAGCAGTAGGTTGGTGGTGGTGGTATCTGCCATGCGTTACTCCTAAATGGATGTCCAAGTCTCTGAATTATCAACGATTGAGACCCAAGTTTCTGCACTGTCGCTGATCGGTGTGTAAGTTTCTGCGCTGTCGGGTATCGCACCCCAGCCAAAGCCAAACATAGTGCCGACAGCGCCAGCAGCCACATTGCCGCTGATCTCAATTGAAATGACGCCAACAGCACTGCCGACTGCACCCGTACCTTCAACACCAGTGATGTCTTGGAACGATATGACCTCGGCCAGCACTGTGCCGACACCGCCAGTGGCGCTGTTGCCCGTAATGATTGGCGAAACAAAGACGGATTGAACAGCACCTGTGGCGCTGTTTCCCGTGACTGCAACAGATACAGTCAGCCCGACTGTGCCGACATTGCCGGTGGCAATTGTCCCGTCCTCTTGGATCGACCTGTCGGCCAGCAGATTGCCAACAGCACCAGCGGCCTGGTTGCCGCTGATGACTACATTGCCTATCCCGTAGACGCCCCTGCCGTAATAGCCAGTTCCATAAGCAGCCATGCCGCTGCCCCTTGGTTAAGCCAGCCGGATCAGGCCGGTACTGGCATCGTTGACGGGCATGGTCAGCGTGAATGTGCCAGCGGTCACTGTCTGTGAGCCAAAGGTGTGGACGCTGACCGCCTTGTTCGACTGAGTGCTGTTGTAAATCAAGACAGCATCAAACGCTGTGGCCAGAGTGACGGAAGAGTAAGTGATGCTGGCGCTGGGGGTCACAAAGGCTGTCGTGCCGCTGGTGCTTGGCGCAGTGCCAAAGGTCACTGTGACGCCGCCGGCAGTGTATCCACTGCCAGAGACTTCATCGGACGCAGAGTAGGCCGTGGTGGCCGCATTGACAGTGGCGCTGGCCAAGTACAGCGCAGCCTTGAAGGTGTCGGCAGTCGTTGCTGCACGGATGACGCCAGTGCCAAAGTTGTGATGACCGACCAGCAGTTCACCTTTGAAACTTGTACACATTGCCTGGGTGTTACTCATATCAATCCTTAAATTTGTTCAGTAATGCCATCAGCAAAAACACTGCGCTTGAGCGCCATGTGGACAGATCGATGCACCAACTCTTCGCCCAGCCAGTACTCAACCCAAGTCGTTGTCTCGGTGTCGTTCTCCACAGACCCCTCACGCTTTTCAAGCAGTGACTCGTCCATCTCGCCTTTTGTGGTGGTGATCATATTTATCCAAAAGTCTTTGCACGGGTAAGCAATGCACCGCCTGATGTCGCACCTCGGTCATCAGCGACTTGCAGGTCATTTAAGGCACGCTCGTACAGCGTTGCCCACACCTGAATTCTATTGTCATCTTGAAGGTATGGCGCAGCTTGCAGCAGACTTCCGTACAAATAGGCGTCTGGGCTGGACTCCAAAATAAAGTTGGTGGCCACCGATGTTGACAACTTTGACAACTTTGCGTAGTAAGTCAACTCAGTCGCATAGTTAGAGTCTGGTGTTGGCACAAGTCTGAATTGTTGGCCGACCACGCCAAAGAACTTGGGCCTGCCGCTGGCTGTGAATTTTGTTGCCTCTGCATCCAGCGCATCTATAGTCATAAAGGACAGCGGGGTAACTGGGTTTGTGCCACTGAGCTTGAAGGACTTGACCTCCAAAAAGTCATTGGGCGTTGCGCCGTACTCGGCATTGAATGACGCATTGGCCCGAACAATCATCTGCCTAGTGCGCAGCGTGCGTTCCATCTGCGCCTCGGCCAGAGAGATGAAGTCAGGGATGGCCGCCGTCAGGTCTGACCGATTGAGCCAGTCTGCAATTGATGCCTTTAGCTCGGTGTAGGTAGTCAGTGCCATTGTTGAGCCTCTTTTTCCATTTCCTCTTTGACGATCCAGGTGTGCTCATGGCGAAATTCAAATGTGCCAATGTGGCCAATTTCCTTTGAGACATCATGGTCGATGTACACCTTGTAACCAAGCTCTTGAGCTTTCTTACAAAAGAACACATCCTCACCCATGTAGCCCCGTGAAGTCTGCCACGGCATATCAAACCACGGCTCGCTCATGCCCTCAAACACCTCGCGCTTGATGAGCATTATGCCAGTGCCAATGCTTCCCACCTCTTCCAATCCGGTGGATTCTGGCATGGTGTAGACAGATTTGCGCTTGCCTTCAGCGTCATAGTTCTGGGCAGTCGGGCCAGTGGGCATCCTGCGCCGTGCGCAATTGGCGGCCACGATGGGCTTGTCGTGAGCCAGCAGCTTGCCGACCATGTCCTGTGGGAAGGTCATGTCCGAGTCAATGAACAGGATGTGCGTGCATCCTTCAGCCATCGCGTCCAAGCAAAGGTCAGCCCTTTGGTTTTGGATAATTGTGCCTTGCATCAATTTCAGACTGATTGCGTCTGTGGTGTTGAGCGTGTGATAGGCCACCATGTTCACCATGCAGTAGGTGTAGTTGGTGTGAACCTGATCACGGGCAGGGGTGCAAACGGCAATGTAGTTCATACTTTCCCAGGTCGTGTTCTAAAAAATTGGTTGTCTGAATCGTTGAGCCAGCGCTTCATGTACTCTTGATCATCGATCTTGCCCTCGGCCTTCATCTTGTAATAGAGAGCTTCGGGGATAGATGCCACCAAGTGCCACTCGCCATTCCAATTGGCCTTGCCGTCCACAGCGTTGTAGATGGCCTTGTTGGCCTCAATAACCGCCGTTACATCTTGTTCTGTTTGGATCGTCACATCGCCAGTTTCTGGATTTTCATGCCAGTAACGCGAGATGCCCTGATCTTTGTTTTCGCTAAGTAATCTTTTGTGAATCATTTAAAAAAGGGCCAGATTTCTCTGGCCCTTCCCGTTGCTTACTATTAAGAAGTAATCAAGTCAGCGGCCAAGCCGTGGGCATTTTCCGCTAAAACGAGGTGGCCCCATTCGCAAATCAGCATACGTTTTTCCGCATCGCCGGTCTTCGCCAGTTCGACTTGCTGGTAAGGACGCAGCACAGTCATTTTGGCGTAGTCAGGGTCGATCACCCACGCATCACGCTCACGCTGGAATCTGTTGGCAATTACCGACACATTCCCGAAGTCGCTAACGTAGATATCAACCGCGCCGACCAATGTCGCAGGCTTTGCACCGCCGTCAATGTTGAAACGGCTGGAGGCAATACCAGAGAAACCAGATACGCGCTGCTTGTTCACAGGGCCGCACATCAGGATCTTCGGTGTACCACCAGCAGTCCACACCTTCTGGATCACATTCTTGAGAATGGTTTCAGTGAAGGTACGCACATTGCCATCGGTACGGGCGCTGTTTGGCAGCGTTGTATACGATGGATCAGTACCGTTGGTCTGCTTGTCGGTGTTTGTTTTCACAAACGCGCCGAGGGATGCAGTCACACGGGCAGTCGTAGAATCGCCAGCCACAGCGATACCGCCGTTCAGCATGACAAATTCTTGGTCACGTTTTAGCTCGCTCCCGCGCTTCGCGATTTGATAGGCCAGCTCGCTGCGACGTCCTGCCTTGTTCACCACTTCTTCAGTAGCCGACAAGATGATCGTCTTGCGTGAGATCTGTGCGTAGTTTTGCAGACGCACAGTAGCAGTCACAGCGTCAAACGATGCGACATCGTCACCCTCAAGCTGAGCATTGGCAGCGGCTGCGGCCAATGTATCGGTTTGCCATTCGAACAGGCTGTTGGACACATTCTGGCGTCCAATGTTGCTCATGTAAGGGGTCTCTTCAGGTGCAATGTTGGTGATCACATTGCTAAGATCTTCCCGAATACCCTTTGCAGAGTAGGTCAGGAATGTGTTGCTTACGATAGCCATGATTTCCTCATTTCAATAAAAGTTCAATTGCAGATGCCGCATCATCGATGCGGCCGGTTTTTGCAAGACGCTGCTTTGCGCGAACACTCTCAGTCGTTGTCGAAACCCGACCCGCTGCTCCTGGCTTGGCTGGTCGTGGGCCATTGTTCACCACAGGCTTGATGCCTTGACGCTTACTTACCATCTGGTCAAACAGTGCCGCTTTCCGCAGCAGTAAAACCAGCCGGTGATCGTAAACACTCTTCAAGTCTTCATCAGAAAAACCGGCAGACTTGGCAGACTCAATCAGCATTGCTTTTTCGAGCTTTGCTTTCTTTGGATCTTTCCACTCTGGCAGTGCCGCCAACAGCGCATCTTTCTGGCTTTCCAGATGCTGCTGCATAGACTGCTGCTGCTCTTGCTGACTCAACTGGATAAGACGCTGCTGTTCGGCCTGAATAGCGTATGCCTTTTCCTGTCGCTCCCGCAAAACCTCTTTTTGCCGCACCCACTCGATTGGGTCTTCGTTGTAAAGACGATCCAAATCGACCTGCGGCTCTGAAGCCTGAAGCTGGGCTTGCAATGCTCCCAACAATTGAGCGTACTGTCCACGCTCGGCCCGAACTGCCTGCGTCTCTGCCTCGACTTGCTTTCGCACCTCGGCAATCTGCTGCGTTTTTCGGGTGTAGTCCTGAGTCCTTGAATAGCCTTTTTGGAGTTCGTCCAGCGTCACAGCGACTTCCTTACCGTCAATTTTGACGGTGAAAGTCTGTGGCTGTTCTTGCTCCTCTTGCTCTTCCTCTTCTCCAGACTGTTCCTCCGAGGTTTCTTCATCTGGCGCGTCTTCCACACCAGACTCATCATCCTCAGAAGCCGCTGCCTCTAAGTCCTCTTCGGACTCTTCGGCTGACTGCGTCTCACCAACTTGCGCTTGTCCTTCTTCAGGGGCTAACATTGCTGAGATTGCACTGGCCGCATCGGCCAAATTCGTTGCTTGTATTTCTGCCATAGTATTTTCTTAAATTAGATTTTTCTGTGATTTAGTGATAGCGCTCTGTGCAATCTTTCCGTTGTCCATTACTTTGGTCAACTCTTGCTTCAAGCCACTAATGGCTTGCAACATGCACCACGCTGTCTCTCTCTTCACAGACTCTTCGGGTTTCGAGGATCGAAATGCCCAAAGTTGGTCGTTTTCCAATTTTTCAATCGCAGCGTTGAGGGTTTCGTCCTCAAGTAGCTGCTTGGCCTTGCGGCCTTTGTTTACCTGGTCTTCATTTGTCACTTACTGTGCCATTCCTTGAAAGGTTGATGGGGGCATCATCGGCTGCATCGGGGGCTGCTGCTGCTGCTCAATAAACTGAGCCGCCTGCTGCTGAGCCAGCGCTGCCTGCTGACGAATTGCTTCACGATCAATATTCTGAGCCGCATCGATCTCAGCCGTACTGATCTGTGAGTTGTACTTTAACTCAATTTCATACTTTTTGAGATACAAATCTTGAGCCATCTGGTCGCGCTTCAAATCGTCATCCATCATCATTTGTTGCCGCTTGAGTTCCAACTCTGCCGCCTTCTTTTGGATGTCGGCTTTGATGGACTCGGCCTGCACCTGCGCCAGCAACTCCTCTGGCGTGGCTTTCGGCGCTGGTGGCGCTGGAGGCACATAGTCGGCAGGGATGTCCTGAAAGTAGCTAGACGCATCCTTGAACCCAGACAACTCCACGATCTTGCGCAGCGTGTTGGAAAACTGCTGTGGCGTGACCAATGGGTTTTGAGTGCCAAGCTGCTGCAAGATCTGCTCTTGCTTGGCCATGATCATCATCAGACCTTGCAAGCGCTCGTTGGTGTCGCCGTTGCCCAGACCGATGTTGATGTTGGCATCCATGCTGGCATCCCAATACCTTGGATCAATCTGCACCCACTCGTTGCGCATTCGCACAGTGCGTGCTTTGTCTTGGTGCGTTGTGGCCAAGAACAAAATGCCATGAAAGAGCTTTTTCATGCCCTCTGCCAGAATCCGCGCCGTCAACTCAATGCGACCTTGGCTGGCTGAAATCGTTGCATTTACCGCCGCCTTGGTGGACGATTGCAGCGCGTCAGCGTTCAGGCCCATCGCCGCCTTGCTCATGCCGGTGCGGTCTTCCTTTATCTGATCCATGTACTCCAACATTGGGAATGCGGCCTGTCCCACAAACGGGGTGGTCAGGGGTTGCACCATCCCAGGCGCACGCATCCGGATGATCGCGCCCGTCTCATTGTTCAGCACATCGTCAATGTTGACTTGACCCTCAACCACCGCCGTGCGGGGGTGGATCGACTGAGCCAGACTGTCCAGCGTATTGCGGAGGATCTCAGACTTGATCTCTTGCAGGTCGCGGGTGATGTCGAAAACGGACATGGCCTCCAGTGGGCTGGTGTGCGGCTCTGGATCACATGGAAAGTCAGCAAACGGAATGTAGCTGGCCGGCAGATTCCTGACCACCTTGTAGCCACCACCCATGCAGCAGACTTTGCGCAACTCGGCAATGCCATCACCATCAAAGTCCACACGGGAATACGCCTCGATGTACAAAACCCTGCGCATCATCGGGTTGGCAGCGTCATTCGTGCCGAATGTGGTGCTCAGTGGCTGCCGCGCCAAGTACTCGTCATTGCTGTCCAAGTCTGTTGTCGACAGATTCTCTTCAATCTCGTCTTGGTCATAGCCCATCGCAATCAGATCGGCCACAGTGGCCATCTGCCTGTGGGCAATGATGGTGGAATCGTCAAATGACCGAGCGCGTCTGTCCAGCAGCAATTCCTCTGGCGGCACGGCCATGATCCTGATCCGGCCATCCTTGGTGATGCGCTTGATCTGCACATCGTGAATCATTGGCGCTGGCATCGTCACCGGCTGACCCGTCATCGGGTCAATCGTGGTCATCTGCATCTCGTCAATATCTGGGTCTGGGTAAGAAACCACGATCTTGACTTCAGCACCAGGCTCTTGCATCAGCATCTCTAGCGTCTGGTCATCAAGGCCGGAATACTCTTCAATCCGTACCTTTTCTTCATCTTCCCACCAAAATTTCGCAATGCCGCACTTGCGCACCAGCGCATCCTTGAAAATGGCGTAGGTCGTTAAAAATCCGTTGTTGTCGTTTTGATAAATGTAATTGACATAGTCGGTGGCCTGCTGTGCCATCTTGGTGTCTTCGGGGCCTCTGGGCGTAAATTCCACCACATTTTCAGAACTAAAGAAAACACGCATCAGGCTGGGCAGCATGGCGCTGACAGTGTCGCGCACCTCCATCGCCACCACCTTGCTGTTGCCCTCGACCTCATTGCCGAACAGGTCGCCTCGGTAGTACTCAGTCCCCTTGGCGCGTGTAGGCGACAGGTCGCTGTCCACATAGCTCACCGCATCGGTCAGGTCTTGCGTGATGATCGCTTGCAGTTCCGCATCGTCCATCGGCTCGGTGGCTGCAATGTCGGTGGATAGATTTTCAGTGACTTTTTCAATCATGGCTTGACCTTTGTTAGAACCACAAACATGGAGTCCACAGCCCTCGGGGTGCGGATAATTTCGTCTTGTGGCAATTCTAGTGCTTCTCCCAGCTTTGAGAGCCTCATTTCCAACATGGTCAACTCAAACCTGTCTGGCCATCCTAAGTACCAGTGCCAGTCGGTGTAGTAGCGCCAAGAGTTTTCGTTGAATGCCCTGACATGGGTCGGATCTTGCCACGCGCCAAGGCTCAACTCGTATGGCACATGAATCCGCATCTCCCCGCCCACCTTCAGCAATTCCTTGCAATTGGTCATGGCAGTAACCAAGTCAGGCAAATGCTCCAAGATGTCATTGGCCAAGATCACATCAAACATGCCGCGCTCAATTGTCAGCAGCCCCTTGCGGGTCTTGAGCACTTCACCCCAATTGACTTTTGTGATATCCAGCAGCCAATCAGGTTTGACCCTTGCCTGAATATCTGCATTCAAACAATCTTCACGCCAGTCCTTGCCCGAGCCTAGATTAAGAATCAAACCATGCCTTTGCATATTCTGGACGATTTTCTTTGATCCACGGCAGTGCATCGTTGTGCAGTTTGTTGGCATCAAAGCCAATTGTGTTGCTGCCGATGTGGTGGACATAGCTGGCACTTACAAAATGCGAGTAGCCTTTTTCAATCAGATCCCTACAATGCACATCATCTGAGTACCAATTGAGAGGGGGAAACTTTGCCTCTTCAAATGCATCGCTTGAGATCCACGCGAATATCGGGCTGATTTCCTCGACCATCTTGATGTGAGCTTCACTTGGGAACTTGTAAAAATTCAACTTCTCAGGTTTCTCAGTAATCCTCACATTTTGACAAGCCCGTGCCGCATCAGTCCTTGACGCCACCCATCCGGCTTTGACGCTGTGCATGGTCTTGATGATCGCCACATCCTCCATCAGCACCTTCACGCTGGTCGGCGTCAGCACGATGTCATCGTTGGCCACGATGCAAGATGACCAATCCTTCATCGCCTCGCCAATGATCTCGTTGTAGTCATCGCCAAAGTTTCTTGGCTGGCCATAGATCTTGAAGTCAACCTCAAAGTTCTCAATGACCGACTCTGGGCCGCGCAGGTAGACCGGACACTCTGGCGCGTATTGCTTGATCGACTCCAGCAGCACGGCCAAGCCATGCCCCCTGACTGTGGCAATGACAATGGGACTGATCATTTCTTGGCCTTGTTTCTGGCGCTGATGGCCGCCGCCTTACTTTTGGCATCGGCCTTGGAGCTTGCGCCCCATGCCTTGAGACTCAGCAGCAGCCGAGTCGGCTCGCCGCCCTTCATCTCAGGCCCAGGCATGTTGCCCATCCTTGCCAAGAAACTTGCCCGTCTCGGGTTGTCTCCGGCCTTGACGGGTGCTTTCAAGTTCATGCCCTCGGCCTTCGCACTGGCGCGGCCCTTGGTATTCAAACCACCGGATGGGCTTTTACCCTCCTTGCGCTGCCAAGCTGCGGTCTTCATTTCTTCTTGACGGGCTTGGCAGTCTTGGCCGCAGCCTTGAAGTCGGCAGCGCTTGGTGCGCCCTTAGACCCAGGCTTCCTCATCTTTTCTTTGCTGCCGGCTGCGATACGCGCCTGTTTGGCGTTGATGTTGGCATAGAGTCCAGCTTTCATTCCTCTTCTCCCTCTTCGTAGTTTTCAGATTCTTCACCATCTTGCTCGCCCGTGTTCGGGCCGCCCACCACCCATGCATCGCATGTCCGGCTGGCCGCGCACTTGAAATCAAATATCTCGCAGTAGCCCAGATCTGCCAGCTTGATCGTTCCCCACGGGTCTGCTTCCATGCCGATGCCTTGGGCAATGCATGCCTTGATCTCGTCAGAAACATTGAATGCCGCGCAGTTACCGCACAGGCTTTGCTTGGAATCCTCAACACTCACATCCCACTGGTCGGCCTTCTTTGCCCAAAAGGCAGTATTTGGCAGCTTGGGATTCTCAGGGCCATAGGCCGCTGTGGTGATCGCCTTGGCCCGATTCTTCAGGTTGAGCGTGATGTCTTGCGTGGGCATCGGGCAGTTCTCGCCTTCGCTCATGTCCTCGCCCTCTTCCTTGTCCATGACTTGGCTCATGGTGCGCTGTAGCGTGGCCATTATTTTCTCGCCTTGTTCTTTGCTGTGCGCTGACCGCGCATGGGCAGCTTGGCCTCAGACATTGCAATGGCAATGGCCTGCTTTGGATTCTTGACGGGCTTGCCACTGGATGTCAGCTTGCCGGACTTGAACTCGCCCATCACCTTGCCGACCTTCTTCTGAGCCTTAGTCATCATTTTCATAAATCCCCCTGGTTGTGAATGTCCAATTATGCAGTTCTTGATAGGTTTCGGCGTAAGGGTTGACTCCACTTGCTGCTGGCCACCGACCCAAACATCCCCGCCACAGCGTCACTTGCAAAGGTCAAAACAAAGGCATCGGCCTTGTCCGGTGACGGCAGACCTCTCTTTTTGATCTCATCCTTGCCCTCAATGGCAATTTTGCCATTGCTGGTGAAGGTGTAGCGCACTGTCGCCAACTCGCTGATTAGCACCTCATCCTTGGGCAGTTTGCAGTCCCGCGCCTCAAGCCACGCCTTGGACTTGTACCAAAGCTCGGCCTTCAGGTTGCGGTATGTCCCGCCCATCGCCGGGCTTTCACTCACATTGATCCCCCTGGCCGGCAGCCCAAGTTCCCGCAGCCGATCCACCACCCCAGCCCCCAGGCCGATGCTGTCCACCAGAATCTCCCGCGGCTGCTCACTCGGGGCAAGCACATTGAACTCGGCCACCACCGCCCCCGTCAACTGCATCAAGTCCAGATTCTTCCAAGTGCGGATGCTCTCCGTCACCACATTGCCCTGCCGCTTGCATAGCGCTGACCTGTCCGAGCCAAACCGCGCCACATCCAGCCCCCAGACCATCGGCGCTGACTTGCTGGCCGCCACATCCCTGTGCAGCGCACTCTCCAGCAAGTCCATCGGGATGACAGTGTCATCGTCCCCTTTGGGAAACTCCCCGATCACCCTGATCCGGTAGACATTGCTTTCTTCGCCATAGCGCTGCGCCATCTCTTTGACATACTCATCACTCACCCGTGGCGAGTCGGTGCATGCCACCTGAAAGGTTGTCCACTCGCCGGCCAGCCGTGTGTGCGTGTCGTAGAAAAACCCGCTTGATCTCACCGGATTGCCCAAAAGCAATGTCACCGCATTGTGGCCAGACATGCTGCCTGCGGCAGCCTCAAACACCTGCTCCGGAACACCAGACGCCTCATCGGCCACCAGCATCACATACTCAGAGTGAATGCCCTGCAAAGCCTCGGGCTGCTCGGCCCGTGATGTCCTGGCTGAAATAAACATCTCAGTCGGCGCAGCGTTGAACTCGATCCTCTCCTGCTTGACAGTCAGCAGGCTCTGCAAAGGCGCAGGCATCGCGTTGATCCACCTCTTCAACTCCGCAAACATCGCGTCATACAACTGGCTGCTGGTCGGCGCTGTCACCACCACCTTGACAGGGCTGCGGGTCATGAAGTACCAGAGCATCGCCCATGAGCTTGCCGTACTCTTGCCCACCCCGTGGCCGCTTCGCACGCTGATCTTTCGATCTCCACGGGCAATCGCCCCCAAGAACTTCTCTTGCCACGGGTCTGGGTCTACGCCCAGCACCTCCTTGACGAAAAGCACGGGGTCGTTGTGGTATCGCTCAACCCACTCGGCAAAGACATTTTTTTTGATCATGTTGGCGGTGTGCATGTGTGAATT